CGGACCTAGAATTCGTCGCCATGCAACTCAACCGCCGCCCCCGCAAAACCCTGGGCTTTCAAACACCAGCCGAGAAAATGGCCGCACTGATAAACTCAACCGAAACATAAGAAGTGTTTCCACGACCACTAGAATCCGCCTTTGACGGAGACTGAACCGTTTCCGCAGGTCGCCAAACGTCGCCAATGTAACCCGGCAAAGAAAGAAAAATAGCCCGCAACCAGCAAAAACACCAGTCAACGGGCTACAAAAATCAGCTTCCCCACCAGGACTCGAACCTAGGCCAGTAACGCCATTAACCAGCGTCAACGCACCTTTTCGTCGCGACCCCACGACAAAAACGCTGCATCTGAAAAACCCGCATCCATCGTCGCCGCCACAGAATCCAACCCATCATCAAACAACTCCGCATATACCCGCAACGTCACAGACGCATCCGCATGACCCAACTGCCGCGACACAGACAACACATTCGCCCCCGCATTCACCAACAACCCCGCCGCCACATGTCGCAAACCATGCGGAGTGACGCGCACCAACGACGGGTCATCCAACATCGCCCGCTTCATCGCACCATCAAACCAAGTATTATGCCCCGGCGCCCGCAACCAACCACCACGCCTACCTGTCCACAACAACGCCTTCGAACCCACATTCTTTCCCCGCTCTAACAACATCTCCATCACGCGGTCCGCCACCGCCACGGTCCGCCGCTCATGCGTCTTCGGTGTCCCCAACTCAATACCATTACCCACCTTCGCCGCATTCCTGGTGATGTGAATACGATTCCGCAACGGGTCAAGGTCACACGGGCGTAAAGCAATAGCTTCACCCCACCGCAACCCAGAAGTGCCCAACAGCAAAATAAGGTCTTCACGCTCCCCACACTGTGCCGCGAACGCCCGTAATTGCTGCATTGACCAATACACTTTCACCGTCGGCACCTTGCGCGGAAGTTTCACACCACGAGCCGGATTGTTCTTGATGCGTTGGTCCGCAATAGCAGCGTCAAGGATTTGGGCTAAAACGTTATGGGCATGACGCACCCAAGACGGGGAACGCCCCATAGTGGATACCCATTCTTGGACCATGCTGGGTTTGATTGTGCCTATGTGGATGTTTTCCCAGTCTGGTTGCACGGCAGAATGCCATACCTGTTTATACAGTTCCCGTGTTGATGGTTTGAGGTGAGTTAGCGTATTTAGCCACGGTACGGCAACCTCACCAATAGTTACTTTCCCGGCGTTGGGGTCTATCCAGTCGCCGGTGCGTATGGTGGTGGCGTTCTTATCGGCCCAGGCTTGCGCCTCATTCTTGGTTCGAAATCCCTGCTTAGTCTTGTTCTTCCCCGCGGGGTCACGGTATTGGACTCGCCACGCCCGCCCTTTTGCTGTCTTGTACGGCTTGATGGATGCCATAAGATATACGTGTCCTTCCTACTTGTGGTTGGATGTTGACGCCCCTGGTGCTTGTTATGTGGAAGTGCAGCACCAGGGGCGGTTTTATTACGTTTTAGAGGTTGTCTACAGCATATTGCGCCTGCTCTGGAGTAAAGCCCTCAAACTCGCTGGTGAGCTGGTTATAAACCGCGTCCGGGGACATGGCCTGCATCTCGAAGTAGTCCTTAGCCTTTTCCAGCGCGTTCTCGTTCCAGTCTGCTTCTACGTTGTCGATGGCGTACTGGGCAGCTTCTGGGCTGAAGCTCTCGAATTCACTGGTGAGCTGGTTATAAATGCCAGTTTGGGACATGTGCTGATACTTCGCGTAGGTCTCTGCCTTCTTTAGCGCGTTTTTGTATTCCTTGGGAACGTCCTGCTCATCGTTCTGCTCTTCGGCCGGCTGCTCTTCAGCGGGCTGCTGCTCGTTGCCTTGTCCGTTGTCTTCGGCCGGCGCCTCCTGTTGAGCCGTGTTCTGCTCGTTGGACTTGTCGGAGGTGGACTTATCGTCGTCCCCACCGCCGGACAGGCTAGAGATGATGCCAATCACGATGATGATGCCGAGGATGATGGCGCCCCATTTAAGGCATCCGCCCTTTTTCTTCTTTTTGGGCTGTTGGTTGTTTTCGCTCATGGGTTGTGCTTCGCCGTTGTAGGGAGAGGACATGAGAGTTTTCCTTTCGGGAGGGTTGCGGTTCAAGTTTCTTGACTTTGCACGCTTGTTCAGCGGGTGTGGTCAAACGTTTTTAGGCTACTCGATTAGCAGCAAGGGTTTGCCAGGTTTTGAGTATGTGTTGTGTGACTTCGAGTTCGTCGGCTATGGCGGGGAGGTGTCCGTGGTGCCATACGGCGGCGGTCTCAAAATCTGCGGGGGTTATGAGTAGTTGGGCGGCGTATTCGTCAGCGCGACGTTCTTGGCGCTGGTCAAAGTGACCGTTACCAGTTGGGGTGTCACCGTAGTGCGCGTGGCCTAGTTCGTGGGCCAGGACGCTTTTGTATTGGCCGATGGATTGACCACGCCTTGTGCTGATGATGCGCCTGTGGTGGTCGTACCAGCCGGGGTGCCCGCCGGTGTGGCGCTGTAGCTGCACGCCCATGCTTTCTGCGAGGAGGTGCAGCTCTACCGCGCTAATCGTCATCCACATCATTCCTTTCCGCGTCCTCGTCAGGTCCGTTGTAAGCAACCGCACTCAACGGCATTGAATCAGACGGCTCGGACACGGGGGCACCCGCACGACGAGCAGCCAACTCGTCTATCTCATTAGCGCGGGTAGCAGGGTTGAGCCGGCGTGCTAGTTCAATCGCGAGTTCTCCGTCCTCTGCGGTGTCCAATAGTTTGCCGTTGTTGTCCAAGTGGCTCATGGCTTCCGCTTCGGTGATATGGCCGAGGTCTACCAGTGCGTCGATGGGGTTTACGCGTAGTCCTCGGCTGACCTTGATTATTTCGTCAGCGGTGAGCCCGTCTTGGGTGAGGCGACGGGTCACGGTCGGGCGTGATGCTCCGATGAGTTTGCCAATTGTTTCTGCGGTTACCCGTTGTCCCGTCGCGGACTTATACCAGTCTCGGTAATCAATCATGCCCACATCATAGTGCGTCAAAAATGACGCACGCAACCCGTGTCTAGCTTTACAAACGAAAAATGGGTGCCCCCGCAGTGAATCACAGCATTGACATTATGGCGCAAATGGTTCATTATTGAATCACCCGAGCGAAAGGAGGAGACAAAATGGCTCAGTTCTTAATCAGTCTGGACGAGGTAGAGCGCGTTAAGAAACTAAACCGAATCGGCTCAACAGTCGAACTAGCGCAACGCACCAACGTGTCCCGTTCAACCTGGGGACGCGCACTAAGCACACGAACCCCCAAGCCGGACGTGCTTCAAGCACTCGCAGCCCTCGGCGCTAGGCCAGACCGAATCCTCGTTGCCGACGACCTAGAAGCCCTAACCGCATAAGAAAAGGCCCGGTGCTGGAACACCGAGCCAAGAACAACAAACTCATTAGGAGAGTATCACAATGAACAACAAGCTCGTTACTATCCCGGTTCCCGGAACTTCCAACCCCATCATGGCAGTGCAGAAGGATGGAACCGAATGGGCAAGCGCAAAGCATGTGTGCGACGCACTCGGAATCGACTGGAAGAGTCAGCACCGCAAGCTCGACTCTAAGCCCTGGTCAGTTATGGTCATGATGACCACAACTGCTGCGGACGGTAAGAACTACCAGACTTCGATGGTTGACCGTCGCACTTTAACGATGTGGCTGGCCACCATCGACACCAACCGCGTCAGTGAAGCAGCCCGCCCAACGCTTGAGGCCTACCAACTCGAAGCCGCTAACGCCCTCGACTCCTACTTCCACAACGGTGGCGCCATCAACCCCCGCGCCGAGGAGCACCAGCTGAACGCTTTGATGCGTCAGTCGCAGATGCAGATGGAACTGTGCCAGGCAGCTAAGGGCCTTATCCACCCCGACCATCTGGAAGCGAAGGCCCGGATTGTGCTGGCACGTGGCTTGGGTGAGGCCCCGGAGCTTAACCCGAAGACCCGCCCTTTGTACACGGCGGATTTCTTGAAGTCCAAGAACCTGTCCGCCAAGAAGATGAAGTCCGTGGCTCCGATGTTCGGCAAGCGAATGAAGGCACTGTACACGCTGGAAAAGGGGCAGGAGCCGCAAAAGTATGACCTCACCCTGCCTAATGGGCAGGTGCGTCAGGTCAACGGCTACACCGAAGCAGACCGCCCGTTGATGCAGCGTGTTTGGGACCAGTACTACACCACCGCATAAGGACGAAAAACCATGGACAACGCCGGTATCCAAGCTTTCATGCTCGGCTACATCGAAGCCGCCCTCAAAGAACAGCTTGCCCCCGAAGACGTAGATGAGCTCTTCGCCGAAGCGGAAGCCGCAGCGCGCAAGACCCTCAAGAAACTCAACCAATCCAAGACGCAATAGCCCGACTAGCAGGCGGGGGAGTGCAAGCCTCCCTGCGGGCACGGGGACCAGTATGTCCCAAAGTTTCGACACAGTGACTGAACCTCAAAGAGGTTTGGTGTGGGTCGGAAATGCTGTATGAGAACTGAATTAGTGAAGAGCGCCGGATGATACGGGCTAGGTGAGTATGTTTCTTAGATTGCCACGACCCTAGCAAGCAGCAATGCAGGAACCTCGCCCTGAGCGGCGGGAGGGAACGGACGGCGCTGACATAAATACCAGCGCAGAGTAGACAAACACTTTTTCTTTTACACCTACAACAGGGGCTAAAGAAATTTGTGCTTACAAAAGACCACCGGGGTGCAACTCCCCGGCTGCGCACAGGGGGTTGGGTGTGACGTGTAACTGCCGTCGTAAGTGAAGGCGATGGGTGGCCCCGCCACTAGCCCACGCCTGCACCCAGCCCCTCAATAAGACATAAGTGCGGCCCCCTACGAATTGGGAGTGTGGGGGCCGATCGTTAAGGCCCAGGAAGGTGGGCCTTTTTTAGTACGACACTCAAAAAGGGAGGTCTGTAATGGACACTACCACATGGTTATTGGCTGATGAGGCAGCTGAGTATATGCGGATGGACCGCGATTCGGTCTACGAGTACCTGCAGCGGGGGGACCTGCGCGGTGTGAAAGTTGGGCGCAGGTGGCGTGTGCGCCGCGATTGGTGCGATGCCTTTTTGATGGGGGAGTCGGTATGAGCTGGCTGAAAAGACTGCTGCGCCGCCGCAAGCCCCGCACCCTGAAATTCACCATGCAATGGAGGTAAAAGATGCGTCAGATTACGCACGCCGAGGCGAAAGCCCACATGACTGATATTGAGACCCGCCTGAAAACCATCTACCAGCTGGCCCACTTGCCGGAGAAGACGCGCCGCCAAATTCTGAACCTCGCCGGCGGGGCTAACAGTATCGCCGGCCAAATCGCAGCCCATGAAAGGAAAGTCCGTAATGCCACCCACAAGTAAACGCCCCGAGCGCCGGGAACCAACCCATAAAGAATTGGCCTATTGGCAGGATGTTGCCGCGAAGCGTATCCGTTTCGCATGGGCCACCGGCATTTTCGGCGCCATGCTCGGATTCCTCCTTCACGCAATCATTTCCATGCCACCCGTCTGGCTATAGCTAACACCACATTAGGAGAACCCCAATGCCACTCTTCGCTCCAGAGTCCACCTATCCCAGCCGGGAAGCTAAGAAAGTCGCGCTTTCTCGTCTTGAGGGTGAAGTTCTCGACTGGATGCGCGACCACGGAGAAGTATTCCCAACACTGCGGGACCTCTGCCATGAAATCAGCACCCACATTGACAAGGAACGAGAAAACCTGTGACCCCACCCAAGCCAAGCGACCTACGTCCTGCCACTGAGCTTGACCGCCGCATCCAAGAAGCCCACCACACCATGCTGACCTTCCTTGACCGCGGCTACAGCGAAGACACCGCCGTCGAGCTCACCGATATCACGCTGACTCGCCTTGACCGTCGTACGCTCCTGGACTCCGTAGACCTATGAACTATCAGAACACCCGTGAGCTCCTGCGCCGTTGGGCAGCAGGAAAACACATCACCAAAGCCCAACTAGCCGACCTCAAAGACCAGGGCTACATCATCACCCTCGACGACGGCCAGAACCGCCTCACCGTCCACGGCACCCGACTCATCACTGGAAAGGACCCTAAACAATGACCTGGATGAATAAAGATTTAACCCTCGACCTTCTCGCCATCGGCATCCACGCCATGCAAAAAACCTTCGACCGTATCAAACAAGAACCCGACACCCAGTCCCCTTGGCCGCAGGTGGAGAGCACGCAGGCCGCGCCGGGCGCGGTAGAGGAAGCGCCCGCGCCGAAGGAAGAACCGTCCGCCGCGCCCGCCCCGGAGCCAAAGCCCGAACCACAGGAAGAACAAACACCAGACCTTCTCCCCGAAGCACAAAACACCCTCCGCGCCATCAGCATGGACGAAGGCCCCGGCTGGATTACCGGAACCCTATTCCCACACTTCAACGTCCAATCCCTTACCGACGTACCAGCCGACAAACTCCCAGAACTCATCACCATGGCCCAAAAACACCACAAGGGAGACTAAACAATGGCAGAAGTCTACGTCCCCCTACTTGATGCCACCAGCATCGACTTCACCAACGATGATGAACGCGCCGGGGTAGAAAAGACCATCAGCCAAGCCGGCATCACCCACATCGAAGATGACCGCGGAGACATTCGGAAAATCTTCGGCAGGCTGAACAAAAAGACCGTACCGCTTAATAACGGTGGTGATGGTCCGCAGCGTCTTACTTTCGACAAGGTAAAGACGTTCGGCACGCTGGAGGAAAAGAAAGCCGAGCCAGTGGCCGAGGTGCAGCACACTGGCCGCGCACACGCCATACTGTCTGCTTCCAGCTCTCACAGATGGCTTAACTGCACCCCGGCGCCGCGCCTTGAAGCCCAATACCCGGACAGTGAGTCCGACGCCGCGGCAGAAGGCACTGCCGCCCACGAACTCGCGGAGCACAAGCTACGCCTCCTCAACGGTGACGAATCCACCCTCGTCGGCGACTCCGACTGGATAAACGAGGAAATGGACTCCTACACCGACGACTACGTCGATAACGTCATGGCGGAGCTCGCGCGCGCCCAGGAGTTCAGCCCCGCTGCATTCCTCGCGATTGAACAACGCCTCGACTTCTCCCACATCGTGCCGGACGGTTTCGGCACTGGTGACGCCCTCATCGTCGGAGATGGCACCATGACCGTCATCGACCTGAAATACGGAAAAGGCGTAGAAGTCTCCGCAGTAGGTAATCCGCAGATGCGCCTGTACGCGCTCGGAGCCCTGGCCCAGTTCGGCATGATTTACAACATCAACCGGGTGCGCATGGTGATTTTCCAGCCACGCCTGAACAACGTGAGCGTCGATGAAATAAGCGTCGACGAGCTCACCACCTGGGCTAGGGAAGTGGTCGCCCCGCGTGCGGAGCTTGCAATCCAGGGCGAAGGTGAGCTCAACGCTGGTGAGTGGTGCCGCTTCTGCCGCCATGCTCCTCAGTGCCCAGCACTCGCCGCCCAATACCTCGAACCATTACCGAAGGAGTCAGATGAGGTGACGCCGGCGGCGCCTGCCCCGGAAACACTCACCGATGACCAGATAGCCAACATCGTGGCTTGGTCTGGGGAGATTAAAAAGTGGCTGTCGAAGGTGGAGAAGTTCGCTTTGGACGAAGCTAATAACGGGCATTCCTATCCCGGGTTGAAGCTCGTGGAAGGCCGCTCGGTGCGCCGCTACACCGACGAGGAGAAGGTTGCCGCCGCGGTCGAAAAGACCGGCCACGACCCCTTTGAGAAGAAGCTGTTGGGTATTACCGCGATGACGAAAATGCTCGGCAAAAAGACGTTTCAGGACACGCTCGGCGACCTCGTACATAAGCCCGCGGGCAAGCCCACGCTCGTCCCTGAGTCGGATAAGCGACCAGCGCTGCAGGCGGCCACGCCAGAAACCGTATTCCAACCACTAGGAGGAAAGAACCAGTGACTGACCAGGAAACCAAGTACGCGAAGATTCAGTCCATCTTCAACCCAACAGGAGAGAAGTTCGAAGACGACCCGGAGCCGGATTACCCGGACGCCGCCTAACCCACCATGCTGCCGCTGGTCGAAGACGATTAACCGGCATAAAGACACCAACCACCATCACCAACTAGTTCCAAGGAGGAACCACACCATGGCTAAGACCAACCGCGACGTCACCGTATACGGCCGACTGTCCTTCGAGCACCTATTCACCCCTCACGCCGTCAACGAAAACGCAGACCCTAAGTACTCCATGACCCTGCTCATTCCCAAGACGGATACCAAGACCGTTGAAGCACTCAACACGGCAATCAATAACGCAGTTCAGGACGGCGTCGAACGCCACGTATTCAAGCAGGCCATCGACCCCGCACAGACCAAGTACCCGCCACTGCGCGACGGCGACAAGCCCAATGACAGCGGCGAGCCCCGCGGGCCGGAGTTCGCCGGCCACTGGTTCATCGCAGCCAAAGCCAGCACCAAGCGTAAGCCGTTCGTCGTAGACGGGAACCTGCAGCCGATTATTGATGAGTCGGAAATCTACTCCGGCTGCTACATCAACGCCGCAGTCCAGTTCTTCGCCTACGAGAACTCCGGCAACAAGGGCATTAGCGCTGCGCTGGTCGGCGTGCAGAAGGTTAAGGACGGCGAGCGCCTAGGAGGCCAGCCGCTGGAGGCCGAAGACGTGTTCTCCACGCTCGGCGGCGGGGTAGGGGCCCAGGCCGCTGAGTCGAACCTCGGCTTCTAGAAACCACGCAACTAATTAGCGCTCCTGTTAGTCCTCGGCCCGCGCGGCCGGGGACCTTCCTATTTCTATCCACAACTTACTAACTGAAACGCCACCAACACCCACAAGGAGAACACCAATGCCAGCTAGCCCACACCCAACAAATGAGTTCGCATTCTTCCCAGACCCGTCGTGGACAATTCTCACCCCAGAAAATCTAGCCGCAATGGCTGAAGAAGCGGACCAAGAAAGCAGCCATCAAGGAGACCACAATGACTGACATCACCACCACACACCTCAAGTGCCTACTCGACCAATCCACACCAGGGCCGTGGGAGGCGCGGGATAACTACCTAGACGACGGCATCCGTCCCGACGACTCATACCAAATGCGTGACGCGGCAGGCGACTACCTAGGCATCATGCACGGCCAGGATTCCTACCTCGCAGCCCTCGCCCCGGAACTCGCACAAGAAGTAATCAACCTTCGCGACGCGCTCGGATACCTCATAGAAGAAACACGGCTCGCCGCCGAAAACAGCCAGGATGTAATAGTCCAAAAGCGAGTAGTCAACGCCCTAGACGCCACCATCAACCAAATCCTAGGAGACCACCAATGACTGACCTCACCACCGCTCACCTCCGGCACCTACTCGCACAGTCCACACCCGGGCCGTGGGAATACGAGGGGCCACAATTCCAAGAAATCACCACACAAGACCACAACGGCCTAGAGCAATCGGTAATCAGCCTTGACCGCTACACGGAAAAAGACTTTTGCAACCGGCCCTCAGACATGAACCTCGCAGCCGCAGCGCCTGCCCTCGCACAGGAAATCCTATGGATGCGGCGGGAGATTTCCGAGCTACGCAACGCGTTAGTACAGACCGCAATAGATTGCGCCACCATGGACAATTCCGAGGGAAAACTCGCCGCAAGAGTCGCACAAAGCGCTGAAGAGCAGTTGTTCCGAATCCTACTAGAAAGGGGAGACCACAATGAGTAAGCAAGACCGGGCCGCAAAAGCAATCAAGTTTGCGGCCGCACGCGGCTACAACCCCGAACAGATCGCCACGCTGCTAAACGAACTTAACCTACTCGCCGAAGACTTAAGCGAAGAGGAACAACCGACCCCGGAAAACAGTGGGCAATTATGGAAGTCGAAGACCTCATAAAACTACTTAAAAGCCCAGGTAATGTGCTATAATCGGAAGAATAAGAACGGCCCCCGGGAGCGCGCCAACGCTCACCAGAGGCCTAACCCACTCACTTGAGCAAGCAAGGAGGGGCTAGAGATGAACTCTACCCAAAACACGCCCGAAATATGGAAACCCGTAGTCGGATACGAAGGGCTGTACGAGGTCAGCGACCGAGGCAATGTGCGCAGGATTCCCGCGATAATTTCAACCGTGCGTGGGCCTCGTCCGGTTGGCGGAAGGGACATTCGTGCTACCCCTAACAGGGACGGATACCCAAAGGTTTGCCTGTCACAAAATGGACAGCGGAGAACGTTCTATGTTCACAATCTCGTATTGAGCGCCTTTGTTCGGCCTAGAGCAAACGGAGAAGTGGCCTGCCATAACGACGGAGATCCGGGAAACAACCAAGTTGGAAACCTGCGGTGGGATAAACAGTCAGAGAATGTTCTTGACGAAGTAAGACACGGTACGCACGTCGAGTCCCAAAAAACGCATTGCCCTCAGGGGCATGAACTTGCCGGAGAAAACATTGATCCAGGGCAATACAGGAGGTATGGCAAGCGGCGTTGTTTAGCGTGCATGAGGGCGCATGGCTTCATCCGAGGAAGGGAGCAGTACAAGATACTTTTCCCAAAAATTGCCGAAGTTTACTACAACGCTATCTGCAACGGCCACAAGGCCCATGTTGATGCCCTAGCCCTACTCGCAGCAGCCAAACACACGAAAGGAGAACTGCCATGAGCCGCTGGCGAGTCTACAAAGACAGCGAGATCTGGTCTCGACAATGGGTAGCGGCGCCCGCGCATGAGAACTGGTGGGAGAAGCCCAAAGGTCGCCGCTTTCCTGAATGGGGTATGGCAGTGCAGTACGCCAACCGTAAAGCCCGTCCAACCACACTTACCATCAAAGACCCCAGCGGCGCATTCTGCGCCCTCACCGCCACAGTCAACGAGCGGAACCATATCCGCCTCAAAGCGGGCGGCGACACTTTCACCCTCGCCCGCCACGAATGGAAACCACTAGCACGCTTCCTACTCACGGAAGCAAGAAAACAGGAGGAAGCATGAGAACCCTTGCAGACATGACCGAAGAAGAACGCGCCGAATGCGTGGGTTCGTGGTGCGACTACACCCGTGACGGGGAAGAAAAAGACCTAGTAATCGTGGTCGCAGGTACAAATGACGCAGGCCGAATCCCGTGCGTAAATCCAGGAGCACCAATCCCTAGCGCATGGGCGCCTGAACCGTGGACGCTCACCCCACGCCTCGACCTGCCCCGCGCCTGGCAAGCAGACGGAAAGCCACCAGCAGGGGAATGGGAGCACGCCGAATACCTAGGTGACTATAAAGGCATGACCGACGTGTACTACTTCGACGGAGAGCCCACACACCGCCGCTGGAAAGGGGAATGGGAGGAAGCATGACCCCGGAAGAAGCCCGCATGTGGCTCGGAGACGGGCATAAGCCCCCAATCGTCCCGCCCTACATCGCACAGAGAGCTTTGGAAACCATTGCAGCAATGAACGTAGAAGACCAGCCGCCCACACCACAACAACAGTCCTAACCACCAGGCCCCGCACACCACGGGGCCATTTTTAATACCCAAAACCACCCCTTCCAAGGAGGAGACCACCCATGAAAAACCGCGAACTCAAAATCGCCACTGCCACCACCCGCACCTCCTCCCACTGGACCAACACCCACACCACCCTCCAAGACCTCACCGCCCGCGCGTATGAACCCATCATCGTCAACTGCACCAAAGACCAATACCGCAGCATGGCCAAAGCAGAGCGCGACAAGCACAAAGACGTCGGCGGCTTCGTCGGCGGACACCTCAAACACGGACGCCGCCGCAAAGGCCACATCCTCACCCGCAGCCTCATCACCCTCGACCTCGACAACATCCCAGCAGGCGTAGACCTCCCCGCCGCCCTAGCCGACACCGTCCCCTACGCCTGGCTCGCCCACACCACACTCAGCCACCTCGACACCGAACAACGATGGCGCATCTGGGTATGGCTGACCCGCGACGTCACCGCCGACGAATACGGCGCCGTCGCCCGCAGAGTCGCCCAAGACATCAACCCCGGACTCGCATGGTTCGACCCCACCACCTTTGAGCCGGAACGTTTCTTCTACTGGCCAGCCACCCTCACCGACGGCGACTACCACGTCCACGTCAGCAGCAAAAAAGAAATCCTCAACCCGGACGACTACCTCGACCGCTACGACACCTGGCAGGACGTCACCACCTGGCCCGGCATCACACCCGAACAAGCCAAAGCATTCCAGGCCACCGGCAAGCTTGACGACCCGCGCGACAAGCCCGGCATGCTCGGCGCCTTCAACCGTGCTTACCCAATCCCACGCGCCATCAAAACCTTCCTCCCAGATGTCTACAAACCAGGCACCACCAACAACCGCTACACCTACACCGGCGGCACATCCAGTAATGGCCTCATCATCTACAACCAAGGCCACTACGCCTACTCCCAGCACGCCACCGACCCCGCCGCCGACGGCCACTCCCACGCCGCCTTCGACCTCGTCCGCATCCACAAATACGGAGAGTTGGATGCAGACACCGCGGCCGGCACACCAGCCAACAAGAAACCCAGCTACCTAGCAATGATGGACTTCATCAACCAAGACGCCGGCGCACGCGCGGAGAACGCCAAAGCCACCGCCGCCAAAATCAACGACGTCTTCCAACCCATCGCCGAGGACCAGGACGCGCGCGGCGAAGAACCCGACGCAGCGCAACCCGAAGCAGGGAAGGAGAAGGACACCCACGACCCCACCGCCTGGCTCACCCAACTCGAAACCAAAAAAGACGGAACCTTCAAAGACACCATCGGAAACTTCGAACTCATCCTCACCCACGACCCACACATCAACCACATCGCCTGGAACTCCCACGCCAACCACCTCGAAGTCCAAGACCCCCAAGCCCTCCCATGGGAACAAATCAACCCCGGCTGGACAGACAACGACGAAGCCCAACTCAAAGCACACATCGCCCGCACCTACGGCGGACTCTACGCACCCACCAAAATGAACGACGCACTACTCGCCACCGCATCCGCTCGCGCCTTCCACCCCGTCCGCGACTACTTCAACCACCTCCCACCATGGGACGGAATCGAACGACTAGACACGTTGCTCGTGGACACCCTCGGCGCCGACAACACCAACTACGTACGAGCCGTCACCCGCAAAACCTTCGTCGCCGCCCACCGCCGCACCTTCCAACCCGGCTGCAAATTCGACCAAGTACTCACCCTCGTAGGCCCCCAAGGCGCCGGCAAATCCACCATCTTCAACCGCATGGCCGACCCCTGGTTCTCCGACTCCCTGACCATCACCGACATGAAAGACAAAACCGCCGCCGAAAAACTCGCCGGCAACCTCATCGTCGAACTCTCCGAGCTCGCCGGCATGCGCAAAGCAGAAGCCGAACCCGTCAAAGGATTCATCAGCCGAACCGAAGACAAGTACCGCCCCGCCTACGGGCGCAACGTACAAAGCTATCCACGCCAAGGAATCATCGTCGGCTCCACCAACGCTGATGAGGGCTTCCTGCGCGACACCACAGGCAACCGCCGCTGGTGGCCCGTACACGTCACCGGTCAAGGTTGGCTCGGCAAACCACACGACCTAGATCAGGTCACCATTGACCAACTCTGGGCCGAAGCCCGCCACCGCGACAAACAAGGAGAAAAACTCTACCTCACCGGCGACCTACTCCAGACCGCCGAACACATCCAAGCCGAATCAGTCGAAGCCGACGACCGCGTCGGCATCGTCGCCGAATACCTCGACAAAACCCTGCCCGGAAACTGGGACGCCCTGCCACTGGGCATGCGCCGCATCTGGCTCGACGGCGAAACACTCCCAGACCACTACCGCGTAGGCGGACTCGCCGACAACTACTACACCCGCACTAGCGTGTCGAAAATCGAAATCTGGTCCGAGTGCTTCGGGCGCAACCCGGAAGACATGCGCAAGATTGACTCCCATGAAATCACCGCCATCATGCGGCAGATAGATGGGTGGGAAGACAGCGGAGAGCGGAAGCAGCTACCCATCTATGGCCGTCAAAGGGTGTTCCGCAAAATCCAATTTCGGTCAGATGTTTTAGCAATTTAGGTCGGGACAATGCCCCGGGACAACATCGCCCTAGGCTTTGTCCCGATGGGGACAAAGGACAAACCCTATTGGCATTGTCCCGCGCATTGTCCCGACCGTAAAACTATGCGTCAACAGCAGAAATATCAACACAGGGACAAACGGGACAAAGTTTCTAGTTAAAGAGTCTGTAGGCAATTAGAGGGGTGTTATGTACAAAACGTTAAACACACTGCCTAAATCAAACACCTAAATAGAAGAACCCCCGACTTTGTTCCATCCATCACGATTGGACAGAAACCCAATGCTCGAACGCGAAGTCGAAAAAGCCCTCGTCCACCAGGTCCGCAAGGCCGGCGGAATCGCCCCAAAACTCACCAGCCCCGCAAACGCCGGCATGCCCGACCGCCTCATAATCCTCCCCCAAGGCAAGGTCTGCTTCATCGAAGTAAAAGCCCCCGGCAAGAAACCCCGCCCCCTCCAAGTAAGGCAACTGGCACGCCTCACCCAGCTTGGCTGCATGGTCCGCGTCATCGACCACCCCAACCAAATCCAGGAACTCATCCATGAAATTCAAACCGCATGACTACCAAGCCCACACCACCCAATTCATCATCGACCACCCAGAATCCGCCATCTTTCTAGGAATGGGCATGGGGAAAACAATCTCCACCCTCACCGCCATCAACGACCTGGTCCGCAACCGCTTCGAAACCCAAAAGGTTCTCGTCATTGCACCCATCCGCGTAGCCCGCGACACATGGCCCACAGAAATCAAAAAATGGGACCACCTGGCCGGCCTCACCGTCAGCACCATCACCGGAACCGCAAAGCAACGCGAAGCTGCCGCCAACCGTCGCGCCGACATCTACACCATTGGACGCGAGAACATTCCTTGGTTGGTGAAGCACCACGGCAGCCGCTGGCCCTACGACATGGTCATCATCGACGAACTCTCATCGTTTAAGAACCCGCAAGCCAAACGCTTCAAAGCACTCAAGAAAGTACGACCCAAAATACACCGCATCGTGGGCCTCACCGGCACACCCGCCCCCAATTCCTTGCTGGACATCTGGGCGCCATTCCGGCTTATTGACAACGGCGAACGCCTCGGTCGCTTCATTACTCACTACCGCGACCAGTACTTCACGCCCGGCCGGCGCAACGGCACCGTCGTCTACAACTGGAACCTCCGGCCAGGAGCCGACCAAGCAATCTACGACAACATCGCCGACATCACCGTCAGCATGCGCACCGCCGACTACCTCCAACTGCCAGAAGCCACCCACCAACACATCACCGTCCAACTCCCCGCGAAGGCGCGCAAGCACATCGACACCCTCAAACGTGACCTCGTCCTGGACCTCGACGACGACACCATCGACGCCGCCAACGCCGCCACCCTCTCACTCAAACTCCAGCAACTCGCCGGCGGCGCCATCTACAACGAAGAAGGTAATGACTACATCACCATCCATAATGAGAAGATCCAGGCACTCACCGAGCTCGTTGACCAAGCCCAAGGCAACCCCATGCTGGTCTGCTACTGGTTCAAGCACGAACGCGACCGCATTCTTGATGCCGTCCCCGGCGCGCGCGTCCTGGACACCCAGCAAGACTTCCACGACTGGAACAACGGCGACATTCCCGTCGCACTCATCCACCCCGCCAGCGCGGGCCACGGACTCAACCTCCAAGCTGGCGGCCACATCATGGTCTGGTACACCACCCCCTGGTCACTCGAACTCTACGAGCAAGCCAACGCCAGGTTGCACCGCCAAGGGCAAACCGAACCCGTCAGCATTATCCACATCGATACCGCCGACAGTATTGACCAAACAGTCCACCAGGCGCTAACCCGCAAAGACACTACACAGCAAGCACTCATCACGGCAGTCAAAGCCCAACTCGAGGAGGCAGCATGAAACAAGTAGACGAGTTCCAACTAAGAGACCTAGCCCGCGAACTAGCCGGCCACTACACCGAACTACACGAGCTAAAAGACACCACCCCCGCCCCGCCGGAGGTCAAGACCCGCAACAGCGTAAAAGGCTTGGGTCCGAAGTCGCCCGGCAACTGGCTATGGGTCAACCGATACGTGACGATGGAACAGAACCTGCGAGAGTTGGCGCTCAATGCGTTCGGCACCGACGGTATCGGCATCCACATCAACGAGGCAGACTTCACCGCACCACGACTATGCCGACTCATCGCCTGGCACGCCCAGCCACTATCAGAACTGGACTGGGCAGCAGACCTCATGCAGGAGCTTGAGGACCAGGCCCGCACCATCAACCGATGGACACACCCACCCGAAGTGCAAGCACTAGCGAGCCAACCTGAACCACGACATGGAGCAGAACATATCGCCAGGCAACTCCGCGCGCGCGGCGTGCCCACCACCGCTGACACCATCCGAGGCTGGGCCAGGCGTGGACACATCACCCGAACCACCATGCCTAACGGACGCGGCGGCTACCTACTCACCGAAGCAATCAACCACATACGTAGGCCTTGACCAGCGGACGCCCACATCTGTGTTATAATCGACGCGACGACTTAAATATGCCCTGGCAATTGCCGGGGCTTTCGTCGTTTTACAAGCCTTGTAGCCACCTCACTACAACTATCAATCACGCATTGAAAACTCTGAGCAACACCCGAGGCGCAGGCCGCCGGACCATGACCGGAACAAGGCACAAAGAAAAGCAGAGGTGAACATGAGCATCACCAAAACCACCACACAACGCGGATACGGATACAACCACCAAACACGCCGCGACCAACTCCTCTACAACCACGTCGACGGCACACCCTGCGATATCTGCGGTCAACCAATGTACCGCGACAAAGAACGCAACCCCGACCACGCAACACTCGAAGCAGACCACCGCGAAGGCGACAAAACACAACTCGCCTACCGTCTCCTGCACCGCCGCTGCAACCGCGCCATCGCCAACCACTGGCAAGAACACGGCCCAGACTGGTACACACACCAAGGCACCAACCCAACAGACACGGAAAGACTCGACTGGCCAGGCGGCCGCATCATCACCTGGCCAGCCTAAACAACGGGGTGACCAAAATCTTGACCGGCCTGCTCCTAGACTCCCCCCCCACCGGCCAGCTATGAGGCATTTCTTCAGGGTGACGAAAAATTACGGGTTTATCAGCTAAGGAGGACGTTGATGAGGTGGGAAATGCCAGAAGATTTTGGACCTGGTGGCCAGCGGCTTTATGACCAGTTGATGGTTGGAGATTGGGACGTGTCGACGGTGGCATTGATCGTTGAAGCGGCCAGGGCTAAGGACCGTTTGGACCGTTTGGCCAGGATTACATCGGGTGACGAGGATACGTGGACTCGTATTTTCACTGGTGAGGGGGAATTGGTGCTGAAGTTGGATACTGCGGTGTCTGAGCAGCGGCAGTTGTCGACGGTTTTTAGGCAGTTGTTGGCGGAGATTCAAAGGAGGCAGGGCGACGGTGTCTCTGATGGTGAGGAAGACGGGCTCGCGGGGCTCTGATTACAATGCGGAGTTTCGGGAGATTATCGACCGGGAATTTCCGGGGCTTGAAGGCCGGCAGTCGCCGCAGGAATATGTCTATGCAGACGGTGGGGATTTCACCCATGGCGAGAAGGCTGTGGAGTTGGCGCGGCGTTTTGGCATCAAGCTGATGCCGTGGCAGCGCGAACAGGTGCTACGTGCTTTAGCTATTGACACGGAGGGGCATTGGCTACATCAGGACATTGTCCTGCTATGCCCGCGCCAGAATGGTAAGTCGTTGATTCTTGAGGTGGTTATCCTTTATCGGCTGTTTGTTCTGCATCATCAGATTGTGTTTTCTGCGCACCAGTGGCGTACGGCGAAGTCGATTCGTAATCGTATTTGGAAGAAGATTAAGTCGAAGCCGTGGGCGGCGCGCCGCCTGGTGCGCAACACCGCCAGTGCGGGTGAGGCTGAGATGGAAACCGCAGAGGGCGGGAAGTTGCAGTTCTCAACCCGTTCGAATGACATGGGCCGCGGCTTCGATGAGATTGACTTACTGCTCCTGGACGAGGCGTACAACCTTGAGTCCGGCGAGTTGGAGGCTGTCGCGCCGACGCAGTTGGCTGCAGAGGACCCGCAAACTGTTTACACTTCGTCTGCTGTAAATCGCTTTAATCACCCGAAGGGTGAGGAATTGTCGCGGATTCGTGACCGAGCTTTGCACGGGGACAACGAGGGCCTGCTGTTCGCCGAGTTTGCCGCGCCGGAGGGCATGGATCGTGATGACCCGTTGACCCATAAGCTGGCTAACCCGTCCTACGGTTTCCCGAAGCTCGTGGACGGCAAGAAGATGCGCTCGATGCGGTCCAAGCTGACGGACAATGGTTTTGATGTTGAGATGTTGGGATGGGGCTTGTGGTTTGACCTTCGCGGCGCGTCCCAACATGAATATGTTTTCCCGCTTGAGCGCTGGCATGAACTTGCCGTTACACGGGATGTACGCGTGGGGGAGTGCGTGCTTGGCGTGGAGGTATCCCCTGATTCGTCGACTGTGGCGTTTGTAGCTGCTGGGCAGACTCTACGTGGTGTGCATTTGGTGGCTCATTCGGTGGGGAAGTCGTTTGAGGTTACTGCTGCCGTTGATTTAATTCGCTGGTTTGTTGATAAGTACGACCCGGCGGCGGTGTTGTTGGATAGGGACGCGCCGGGCGCGGTGATGGTCGCGCAGTTGCTGCAGGCTGGCATTGAGCCTGTGCTTTTAAATGGTGGCCAGGTGTCGCTGGCGTTCCGCGAGCTTCGCCAGGGTGTGGTTGATGGTGTTGTCTCCCATGATGGTTCTGACTTGTGGGAGTCGCAGTTACAGCAGGCGGTGGAGCGGAAGTCTAAGGATGGTAAGTATCCGGCGATTGACCGTTTTTCCGGTGATGTTTCTGAGCTTGTTGCGGCGACGTTTGCGGCTTGGGGGCTGACTACGTGGCTGGCGGGGGTTGAGTCTGGTCAGCGTAAGGCGGTTGAGAGTAAGCCGGTTAATCCGCTTGATTCGTTCCCGATGTTTAAACGTAAGAAGTTGATTGGAGGTGTTCTTGTTGCCTGAGAAACAGATGGTTAGCGAGGTTGGTCACGCGTCGGTGCCGTCCTGGCGCCCGCGGGTCAACGACACCGCGCCGCGTTCGTGGTATGCGCGTCAGCTGGAGCTATTGGAGATGCGCGGGACTGCGAAGGTCGCCCAGGTCGAAAACGCCATCCGTAAGCCGATAGAGCAGGCTACGTGGAGCATTGATCCGAACGGCGCCCCACAGAATATCGTGGATCTCGTTGCTGGTGACTTGTCTTTGCCTGTGAAGGGCGAGGAGGGCATTGCAGCGCAGCGCGCCGGGCGTGTGTCGTGGGCGGAGCACCTGCGCGTGGCTTTGGATTCGATTTTTACCGGTGTTGCTTTCTTCGAGCAGGTCTACGAGTACGGCCCGGATGGGCTGGTGCACCTGCGCAAGCTTGCGCCGCGTCCGAACCTGTCAATCCGCAAGATTCACGTTGCTACTGACGGTGGGCTCGAGGGGATTACCCAACGCGGCGCGAAGGGTCGAGGTGAGGTATTCATTCCGGTTGAGCGTCTCGTGGTGTATCGCAGTGGCCGGCGCGATGATACGTGGCAGGGCTCGAGCGTGTTTGAACCAGCTCGGGATAATTGGCTTGAGCTGATGAAACTGCAGAAGCTCAACTCGCTTGTGTTGCAGCGTAACGGTATGGGAATTGCGAAGTACAAGGCGTCGCAGTTGACGGACCGGTCGCAGGTGCAGGAGGAGATTGCGCGTGGCCAGGAGCTTGCCGAGTCGTATGCGGCTGGTGAAATCGCCGGATACTCGTTGCCACCGGGCGCGGATATGCCCGTCGAGGGCGTGTCTGGCTCGCTGCCGGATATTCCAGCGTCCATGGAGTACCACGCCGACCAGATTGCTATTGCCTGCAACGCTACCCATTTGAACCTGACCGGCGCTGGTGGCTCCTATGCACTGGCGAATGTTCAGCTGGGCGAGTTTATCCAGGGCGAGCAGTCACATGTTGAGCTGGTTGCGGACGTGGCGTCGAAGTACATCGTGGCGCGGCTGGTGGCGTTGAATTTCCCGGATTTTGACGGCACGCTGCCGCTGGTTACCTCGACGCGTATTCAGGTTCAGAAGGACTTGACGCCGGGTGATATTTCCCAGCTGGCAGCGCAGGGCGTGCTGACAAAGGAACCGAACCTTGAGGGTTGGGTGCGCTCGACGTTCCGCATTCCCGCTCCGCGTGACTTGTTCGACGCGCTAAAGGCGAAGAAGAAGCTGCGCGAGGCAGAGGAAGAAATGGGCGTGACCCTAACCCCGGAGAGTGAGCAGCCTGCGGGTGGAGCACATGATGAACCAACTGAGAGGTGAACGATGAACATCATTGGCACGGGTGCAACGGCGCCGCAGTCGCAGTCCGGTGGGAACGTGGGTGACAAGTTCTACATTCCTATCAACCTCGTCGACATGAATACAGGCGAGAAGGTCGATAGTGCCTACGTAGAGGGGAAGGTGGTTGACGGATGAACGAGATTCTGATGTACGGCCCCATCGGTGAGGACTTTTGGGAGCCGGAAAACTCGATTACCGCGAAGAGCATCATGAGCCAGCTCGCGGACATGACGGGCGACGTCACGGTGCGCATTAGCTCCGGCGGCGGCGACGTGTACGCCGGCATCGACATTATGAATGCGCTTAAGAACTACGATGGCGGCGAAGTCACGGTGATTGTGGAGTCGCTCGCCGCGTCCGCCGCGTCGTTCATTGCGGTGGGTGGCGCGGACCGCGTGCTCATGCGCGCGTCCTCCGAGCTGATGATTCACCGTGCGTGGACGTGGGCGGAGGGCAACGCGGACGAGGTCGCGAAGACGTTGAAGGACCTCGAGCGCCAGGACACGAAGCTCGCGAATATCTACGCCGCCAAGGCCGGCGGCACTGTCGAGGACTGGCTCGCCGCCATGAGCGACGAGACCTGGTACACCGCCGATGAAGCTGTGGCCGCAGGTCTGGCTGATGAGGTTATCGCTGAGAAGTCCACGGCACCGGAGCCAGCGGCGAAGTTGGCGCGGCGTCGGTTCAAGTTCGCTAACCGGGCTGCGGCGCCGCCGCCGCGTCCTGTCCACCGGTCGGGAATCGGGGACGAAACCACTACTACGCCCAGCAATGGGCAGGAGGAGGATACAGTGAGTATTCTTAATCAGCTCGCTAAGGAGCTGGGCAAGAAGCCGGAGGATGTGCAGGCCGCACTCTCCGGCTTTTTTAATGAGACCGTAACGGTCTCCGGCGAAGTCGAGGTCACTTACCCGGCAGAGACCGCTATCGCACCAACCGAACGAGTAACGGTTGAACCAACCATCGGCGATACGTCAGCTGCAGGTGATGAGGAAGTACCAGCAGCACCGCAGAACGCGGCGATGGACGCTACCGGACTGGGCTTGGCATTCGCGCCGGGCACGGTGCCTGAGGGCTGGGACTTCACTGTTGACGAGGCGACTGGTGTGGTGACGGCGAAGGCACCGGCTGGTGTTGAGGTTGGCGACGTTGTTGAAGCCACCGTGAAGGTTAACGACACGACTGATGTTCCGGTGAGCTTCAAGGTTCGCTCCCTCTCTGACGATGGAGAGGATGAGGGAGAGGAGCCTGCTGGTGATGTTCCGGCGGGAGCACCAGCTAACGCTGTTGTGACTGTGCCTAGGGCTGTCTGGGATGAGTACATGGCAGACCGCGCAAAGTACGCCGCGCAGCTCGAAGCCGACAAAGCACGCGAGCTTGAGGCAAAGATTGACGGACACATCCGCGATGGTCGCTACTCCGCCGCACACCGCGGTGAGGCACTAGCGGCTTACAAGGCAGACCCGATTACTGCCGAGCGTGTATGGGGAGCACTCCCGAAGAATAAGGCTGTACCGGTGGCTGAGCTTGGCCACTCCGGCGACATGGAGAACATGACCACCCTTGAGCGCATGCGCGCTAAGGCAGCGGCCAACCGTAAGAATAAGAAGAAGGAGACGAAGCATGTCTAACCCAACTTTCCGCCAGGGGCCGATCACTTTCCCGATTGCCTCCGATGTTGAGAAATTCCGACTCGTGACAGTTAACGCTGAGGGCAAGATCGCCCACGCCGCTGCTGATGGCGCAATCTTCGGTGCCGTCACTGAGAAGGGCCGCCTGGCCCCAGAAGCAGCCGGCGCCCCAGACCTCGCAGTCCACTACGGTGTTGCTGCTGTAAAGCTCGAGACCACCGACGCCATCAAGGCCGGCGCCGCAGTGTATGCGGCAGCTGATGGCAAGGTCGCCGCGTCCGGCACCGTGCAGGTAGGCGTCGCTGTACGCGCCACCGAAAACAAAAAGACCCTGACCGTACTCAATGGCCTGCCGCATGCCGCGGCATCGGTCGCAGCCTAAAGGAGGCGCGTTAAATGAGCACTTCTAACTCTTACTTTGATGACCTTGCCGACCTGTCTGTCAAGGATATTCTGACCTCCTCGGAACTTATTGAGGCGGCTATCACTGAGTTGATGGAGGGCGAGCAGTTCTATGACCTGCTGTTCGACCCGTTCAACGTCGGTGAGTTGACCGTCGGCTACAACCTCGACACCGCGGCTGGCCTGGAAGAGGAAGTCCAGAAGGTCGCCGAGTTTGCCGAGATTCCGGTTGGTGACCCGCTGCGTGGCGAGCGTCGCTACACTGACCTCACCCCGGTTGGTATCGGCCTGCGCGTTTCTTACCAGCAGCGCAACTTCGGCACCGGCTCCGCTGTCCAGCGCGAGCTCGTGGGCCGTGCTGCGGAGATTCGTCGCCGTAATGGCCGCGAGGCTATCGCCGCACTGGCAGGCGCCAATGTGGAAGAACTGCCGGTCGCTGCAAAGTGGAATACCGCTGAGGCTAAGGCCATGGATGACCTCTACGCCGCCGACGACCTCCTCGCTGGCGCTGTTGACGACAACGGTAAGCGCTTCGGCTACTCTGGCAAGTACGTGCTGGGTAACCGCCGTACCATCAACGCGTTGAAGCGTAATAAGCAGGTCACCGATATGTACACCGGTGATATGGCTCATGCTGACCCACGCTTTACCCCGCTGGGCCAGCAGCCGCTCATCGGTGAGCAGTTCAATCTCATCGTTGATGAGGGCATGCAGGACGGCGAGTCCTATGTCATCTCCGATACCCTGACCGGTGGCTTGGGCACTCGTTTCCAGACTGGTGAGCCGCTGTTCTCTGACTGGTACGAGGAGGGTGGCCAGTCCGGTATCGGTGGCCCGCGCCTGTCCTGGCGCTCGGACTACGTCCACTTCCGCAGCTTGGTGGTGCGTGCTCCTAAGGCCGCTGTGAAGATCACTGGCGCTATTTAGAGGAGGTAAGCATGCCGCAGGTATTGCTAGCTAAGGCGGCGCGCTACCCCATTGGGTCGACAATCGTTCACCGTACTGGTGAGACCATCGAGGTTGATGCTGCAGATATGGACAAGCTTCGCGAGATGGGGGTTGTCGCTGACCCGACTCCTGCAGAGCCTCCATCGCCTGCTGCTGTCGAGGTTGAGTCAGTAGCGGAGGAAACCCTAGAGCCAGACGCCACGTCTGGTGGGGGTTACCCTCCTTTGCCAAAGAAGACCGCGCCGCTTTCCGAGTGGAAGGAATACGCCCGCGTCAACGACATCAAGCTGACCGGGCTAACCAAGAAGCCGGAAATCGTCGGATTCATCACCAAGGTTGTCAACGCCTAGCCGGGCGAGGAAAGGAGGCCGGAGATGATTACCATCACCACCAACGACGTGGCCGGCATCCTGCCGCGCACACTCACTGACGATGAAACCACCCGCATGGGAAACCTCATCGAACGTGCGGTTGAGCTCATCGACATGGAGTTTGGTCGCCGCGGACGAGACTTGGAAGCAGAGATTGCTGCTAAACCGTGGCTTGCTACCGCGGTGAAGCAAGCGGTGCTTGTCATGGTGTCCAAAGCTGTACTTATCGGTGAGGACATCGGGCGTGCTTCTGTGTCGTCTACGACCGGTCCGCAGTCGGATTCCATCTCGTACTCGCAGGGCATTGGCATCCAGTGGGGCGGAGTGGGGATTGATGATGAGATCCTTGCACTTCTTGGCCTGTTAGCCGGCGGTATGCCGATGGGGCGCGGCGGGCAGGTTATCCCGTTCGGGCAACGGCGCCGCGACCACCACCACGGTGCGGAGTTCGCCGAGGGCAGGTGGTCGAGGTGATTCGTCCTGACCAGTCTGGTGAGCCTATTTCAATCCGTGGCGGAGTTACCGGCCGTGACCATCGCGGACGACCTATCTACGGCGCGGACACCGTTGTTGAGCATTGTGTAGTGTCCCCAGCGGGTGACCAGGTCGTTAAAGGCGATGGGTTTGCCCATGGTGATATTACTAAGCTGCAGGTGCTCGCTCCGCCGGGCACGGTGGTGGCCGATGGGGATACGGTCACTATTCGCGGTGAGGACTATACGGTGCAGCAGCGGCGCTCGTTTGATTACTCGGTAGGTCGACGGCCCGTAGTCAGCTGGCACCAGCCGAAGGTTGTGTTCATCGTGGAGCGTGGGGAGGTGAGTGACGGTGTCGCTTAACTATCACGAATTGTTTAAGCAGATAGCGGCGGCGCCGCAGGTGCAAGAAGCCTCTCGGAAGAAGGCGGAGCAGGTGAAAAAGTACATTGAACTTCGCTGGCCCGAAGTCAATGAGCTTTCCTCTCGTGATAAAGCCTTCCTCCATGAAGGCGGTGACGTTGTGAAAATCACCCGCGCTACTCGCGGCACGAACCGCCCGACGCATGTGGTGACGGTGCGCCACCCTGGCGCAGTGGCGAAGCAGGCAAAAGACAGCTTCGTGACGAAGGCGGTGAAGGATGCCTCTTGATTTTGGGGTAACTCCTGACCCGCCCGCCCTGGTACACAAGCACGTTCTAAGACTTATCCCGGAAGCGGATCATGACATGGTTCATCTTCACTTCTTGCCGGATGGTTACAACTGCCACCAAGATGGTTTAGCCATCGTGGTCAGTAGCGACGTGCAAGATGTAGATGATTCCGCCCACTCGCGTGACCTCGTGAAGGTCAGCGTGTACGGGCCGGACCATATGATGGTGCGCCGGTATGGGCGGAGCCTTTACACGGCTTTGACCCAGGGAATTACTGGCGTTGGTCTTGGTGTGTCGCGGCCTGACTCGAAGTTCTTCGGTTCGGGCCCGTCGTATCAGCCAACTGGGTTTGTGTCGACGATGAGTTTGTCGGTCGGTATCGGCAAGCTTTTCTTCCAGTCGCCGGCGCGAACAAATTAATCCGCACATTTTTCTTTTACCACCTCGAAAGTCGGGGTGGTTATTTTTATGTCCTTTCGAAAGGGGATAAACAATGGCTCAGAATCGTAGCGTTGGCCTTGACCTGCGCGTCCTGGAGGACCGTGAGGTACTGGTCAACTTCTCTGATGACCCGATTATTGATAAGAAGACCGGCGCATTTGTCGGCGAGTGGGAATCCCTTGGCCTGGAGCCCACCGATTCCCAGCATGGCCACACTCGTGAGGTTTCCTCTAACACCACCAACCTGACCGGTGGCCAGTCCTCCACCTCCTACACCGCTGGCGCTATCACCGCCGCTGTGGACGGTATCGCAGGTTCCCCGGTTATGCGCTACATCGAGAATCCGGGCGCTGTGGTTCAGGATGGCACTACTTACGGTAAGCACTCTGACCAGGTTGCCAAGGCTTATGTGGCGTTTGTTCACAAGTTCACCTCCGGCCTGGTGCGTATCTGGGTGTCCCGTGAGAAGGCCGACTTGGTGGTTAACGAGCGTGTGACTGCGAAGGACCCGCAGGCCCGCCCGGTTCAGATTACGTTCAACAATGGTGACGATGAGCGCTACTACGAGGAGCGTTTCTACATCGTCGGAGAGGATGGCTCTGTGGTTCGCGTTGAAGAGAAGGTCTTTAAGGACGTTGCTGACGTTCAGGCTCAGATTGAGGCCGGTACTGCATTCCACCCGCAGGCTTCTTCTAATGGTCTTACCGCCATGGTCGTTACCGATGATGAGTCCGGTGACGTGACCTTGCATGAGTATGAGGACCCGGAGACTGGCGAGACCGCCACGGGCGGCAATGATGGGGTCCGTCCATCGGATGAGCCGTCTGCTCCGTCTGACTCCGGTGAGACTACCGGTGATGCTGGCGCCGAAGCGTAGTTAATCCTTATGGGCCTTGCGTCTTTCGTGGTGATTCCGCGTAAGGCCCTACCTTAAGACTTCTTGTCTAGGAATCACCGCCTAGTTTGGCCCCGTAGAGTGCGGGGCCGTATTTAATTCCATAGGAGGAATCACCATGGCACAGAAGAAGAACACTGACCAGGTTGAGGTCGTGAAGAACGAGACCGCTAAGAATGCTGGCGGCGAGGGCCAAATTACTGACGGTATTTACACCGAGCGTGAAGTTGAGCTGCTTAATGGCGTGAAGGTAGATATTGAGGTCATTGTTGACCACGATATGCTGCCGGCCTCTGTATCGTCCCTGGCACATGAGGGCAATATTGAGGGCATGCTGATGGCTCAGCTGACCGCTAAGACCCGCAAGCTGCTGGACTGGACGGGCGCTACTCGTAAGGACCTAAATGAGGTTATTGCGCCGGTTGTCCAGCGTGCCACGGAGTTGGCTGATAAGTAATGTCCGCCCGGCTGATTCTTGAGGATGAGCCGGGTGCTTGGGTGGAGTTCACCTGCGGCGGGGTTCGTTATCGGGCGCGGCGTGACCCAATGTGGCTAGGCCATGAAGATGTAGGGCAGATGCTAGAGAACCCGCGCATTCTCTGGCGTCTGTACGACGATTCCTCGCGGGTGAAGTCCATGACTGCTGCCATGCTATCTGGGGGTCTTGGGGAGCAGCTTAGGGCTTATCTTGAGGCTTGTGGGTTGAGTATTTTTAAGCTCGCCCTGGCCGCCCATGCGATAGAAGATATTGACCTTCTTGAGGTTGATTTGCTGCACATAGGTTTGGATGTGCGCGATTGGCTCGACCCCGAGGGGCCGTTGTCTACGCGCCGGGTTGTGGCCTTGTACCAGGACTTGCTGGAGCGCCCTGAAACACGGGTCGGTGCTAAGCGCATGGACATTAAGCCAGCGGACAAGGCGGCGTTGGCTGTGGCGTTGTTCCAGACGAGTCAGATGGATAAGGGATTTGAGCACCCGTTCCTGAAGTCTCCTACCGATTTGGAACAGGAAGCGAAGCAGGCGCGTATCAATGCTGAGAAGCGTGAACGCATGGGACAAGACCGGCGTCGTGTTCTGTCGGATGGTTCCGGTAAATCGTTTAAATCGTCGCAAGCGGAGTCTTTGCGCATGCTTAAGGATTTGAAGCCCACCTAGTCGGTGGGGCTTCAAGTTAAGGGGCTGGAAAAGGAAGTTCCAATTCGGAAACTAATCTCGCGGATTTTCTTTTATTGCACTGCGCATGAGTCCAACGACAGTTCGACAGTATGTCTCCAGGGCAACCTTCCCGAGCGATTGGGTGGAGGTGGTCAATCTGTGGGCTGGTAGCTAACCCTGGTGGCAAAGATAAATCCACTTCTGTTCCACATAGATAGCAGGTAGTCCCATGCGCTTCGGTGATTTGGTTTAGCGTGTAATGCTCGGTCGGAAGGCCTTTCAACCTAAACCTGCGACGCGAGTCTATTGTTATGCGCCATTCTCTTGCTTTCTCAGGGTGGGCCTTCTCGTATGCCCTGATTTTTAGTATCCGCTGCTCTCGGTCTCGTAAATAGCGGGCCCGCATGTCGGCTGAAATTTCTTCCTTATGTTGCTCGCGGTAGTCCTTGCGTTGTTGATATACATACTCTTTATTTTTCTCGCGGTAGGTCTTCGTAATAAGACGTTGTGCTTCTCTACATTCAGGGCAGGGGTCTTCGGATGCTTTCCAGTGAGCTCTGTACCCTGCAGGGGTACCTCGCCTGCCATCGGGGTAGCTGCGAGTAGGGGTCAAACAGATTAACCCAGGTACATCAAAAAGGGTAGGCTGGTTGGCAGCCATAATGCACGCTCCATTCGTGTCATTGTGGTTAGGCCCGTATCGGTGTTGGTAGCACCTGTGCGGGCCGTTCTTATGGCCTCCATTATACCTAATGAACTGCACAAATGCTTAATTAAAATAGTTTTCTGAGGAGGCTTAAATGGCTGCTGGTTTCGTATCAGTCCCTGTTGTTCCAACCTTTCGTGGCATGTCGAGGGAGTTTGCCGAGCGTTTGGAGAAGCCGGCTAAGGCTTCTGGTGAGCGCGCCGGTAAGGCCATGTCTGAGGGCATGGAGTCGGCGGTTGAGAACCTCGAGCGTCAGGTTAAAGCCTCCTCGTCCAAGCTGAAAGACCTGGACCGTGCTTATGAGAAGTCTGCGTCGAAGCAGGCAGCCCAGAAAGAAAAGCTCGAGGCCGCAACCCTGAAACTTCAGGATGCTGAGGACAAGTACCAGGCGGCTCTGGAAAAGGGCGACAAGGGCATCGCCGAGTTGGCTAAGGTCAAGGAGGCTAAGGCTCGTGTTATCGGCGAGACTGAGAAGCTGGAGCAGGCTGAGATTGATGTCCGCGTTGCCGAGGAGAAGCACAAGGAACAGCTTGATGACCTGAACTCCACTCTGGCGAAGCTGCAGGACTCGCAGTCTGAACTGAACCGCGAGTTGGAAAAGTCCGGCGGCGCTTTTGGTGGCGCTCGAGACAGGATGCAGGCCATGGCGGATTCTGCGAAGAATGGCGCCGCTAAGTTCGGTGAGTTCGCCCAGAAGTATAAGTTCCATGCCTCCGCCGCCTTGGGCGGCATTAGCCTGATTGCTAAGCAGTCGATGGAATACGCCTCTGAGGCGGAGCAGTCCTATGGTGCGGTGGAATCTATCTTCGCCGACCACGCGCAGGGCATTATTGATAATTCGAAGCGTGCCGCTACTGAGGTTGGTGTCTCCGGCCGTGAGTACCGTGAGCTGGCGGCAAATATGGGCGCGATGCTTAAGAACATGGGCATGCCCATGGATGAGGTCGCGGATAAGTCCGAGAACCTCGTGGGCGTGGCTGCGGACCTGGCCGCAACCTTTGGCGGTACTACTAAGGAAGCTGTGGAGTCGGTGACTTCGCTGCTGCGCGGAGAGACTGACCCTATCGAGAAGTACGGCGTCTCGATTAAGCAGGCAGACATTAACGCCCGCATGGCCGCGGATGGTCTTGACGGTTTAACCGGTGAGGCGGAGAAGCAGGCGAAAGCCCAGACCCTGCTGAAGCTTTTGACTGAGCAGACCGCTAGCGCTCAGGGTCAGTTTGCCCGCGAAACCGATACTGCAGCGCATAAGCAGCAGGTGGCGACCGCCAAATACAACGACGCCAAGGAAGCTATCGGTACAGCTCTGCTGCCGTTGATGGCCGAGTTTGCGGACAAGGCTGCGAACGTGGCGAAAGTAGTGGGGGAGCACCCGAAGATATTCATTGCCTTGGCAGGCGCTATCGGTACCTTCTCCGCCGCCGTGGTTACCGCTGCCACCGTGGCCCCCATCTTCCAGTGGATTGGCGGCACCTCTGCCTTCGCCGCGGGCGGGCTATCTGGCTTCGCTGCCGCGGCCTGGGCGGTGATCGCCCCTATTGCCGCTGTGGTGGCCGCGGTCGGTGCAGTAGGTGTCGCCTTGTGGGCTTTCTTTGCTAAGACCGAAGTGGGCCGTGAGCTTTGGGGTAAGTTTGTTGACGCCCTGAAGGACGGCTGGGATTGGATTGCCGGGGTGTTTGCCGCCGGCTGGGATTGGCTGGCCGATAAGATTGGCGCGTTCTTCAGCTGGTTCAGTGACGCCTGGAACGGACTTTGGGACCTGTTCGTTAACCGCGATTACACGGCGGTCCTCAAGGATGTGTTCGGCTGGGATGAGGACTCCGCCGCGGTGGATTACATCTTCCGTGTGCGTGACGCCTTCACCAGCCTGATGGACAAGGTTTCCTACGTTAAAAGCACCGTGGTCTCGGCCTGGGGCGAGATGGTATCCGCCTTCAAGGGCGGCGATGACGGTTACGTGGGTATAGCCCGAATTGTGGGCGCGGATAAGGCCGACTGGATAGTGGGCAAGCTCCATGAGGTGGGCGACGCCCTGTCCAAGTTGCCTGACCTGGCGTCCGGCGTTTGGGACATCCTTTTCAAAGGCGATTACACCGGATTGCCGTTCGGGCTAGAGGAAGATTCGGGCGTGGTCGACTTTCTATTCGACATCCGCGAATCCGTGCAGGGCCTGTGGGACTTTCTGCAGGAGAAGCGCGACCAATTGGCCGCCTTACTGCAGCCTGTGGTCCAGTTCATGGCCGGGGCTATGCGCGACGTGATTTCCTCCCTGGGTGACATTTTTAAGTCGTTGTGGGATTCGCTGAAATCGGTAGGTGAGTCGCTGGGCTCTGCCCTGGGCAGTGTGGCGGTTTCGCTATTCCAATCCCTGGTTTCGGTCATCCAGTCCCTGTGGAAGGCGTTTCAGTCTTTGTGGGAGGCGGTTAAGCCGATTGGTGAGTTCTTTATTAAGCTCCTGCTGCCTATTTTGAAGGTTGTGGGTGCGGTCGTCGGCGGCGTTGTTGTTGGTGCCGTGTTCCTTCTCGTTGAGGCGTTGAAGATTGTGGCTGAGGTTCTTGCGTGGGTTGCGGAGAAGTTCGCGTGGCTCATGGAGAATGTTCTCGGTCCACTGATTGAGATTCTGGGGCAGGTTGCCGCATTCATCATCGATACTGTCGTGTCGGCGTTCACGTGGCTGGCCGAGAAGGTCGTGGCTGTATTCACTACCGTGTTGGAGTGGATTGGGTCTTTCCTAACCTTCCTGCAGGAGAACTTCTGGCCCGCTGTTGAAGCCATTATGGGATTCGTTGGTGATGCTTTCACCGCCCTGTGGGATGGTTTGTCCTGGGCGTGGGAGAACGTTATCCAGCCGGTGTTTAACGGGATTTTGGAGCTGGCGAAAATCACGATTGGTGTTATCGCCACCATCATCTTGGCCCCGCTGCTTATCGCCTGGAATCTTCTTTCTTCCGCTATCCAGTGGGCGTGGGAGAATATTATCCAGCCGGTGTGGCAGGCCTTAGCAAACTTCGCCCAGGAGGTGCTGTGGCCAATTCTGCAGACTGTGTTCCAGTGGATTGGTGATGCATGGCAGTGGCTGTCGGATAAGTTCTCCGAGGTATGGGGCTGGATTCGAGACAACGTCCTAAACCCCATGGTCGACTTTTTCCAGAACACCCTGTGGCCGGCCATTCAGTCGGTCATTGATTGGATTGTCGATAAGTGGAATTGGCTGTCGGAAACCCTGTCCACGGTGTGGGGATGGATTTACGACAACGTCATCCAGAATGTCATTGATGGTTTCCACGCGATTTGGGATGCGGTATCCGCCGTCGCCGGCTGGATTGCTGACAAGTGGAACTGGCTTTACGGCATTCTGCTGAACATCTGGAACTGGTTGAATGAGAACGTCATCCAGCGTCAGATTCGTGGCTTCCACCGTATTTGGGAAGCTGTTTTGTCTGTTGCTGGTTGGATTGCTGACAAGTGGAATTGGATGTCCGACCGCCTGCATGCCGGCTGGGCGTGGATTAACGACCATGTTTTCACCCCGTTTAAGGACGGGTTGAAGCGGCTTGAGTCGTTCTTCGGGACTGTTGTTGACGGCATCCGCAGCGTGTGGGACGGGTTGAAGGCCGTGCTGGCGAAGCCGATCAACTTCATGATTAACACCGTCTACAACGATGGCATCGCTAAGGCGTGGGACACTATCGCTGGGTTCTTGCCGTTGGAGCCGAAAACGGCGAAACGCCTGTCTCCGATTGGTGGGTACGCTACTGGTGGCGCTATCCGCGGCGCAGGCACTGGTACGTCGGATGACATTTTGGCATGGCTGTCGAATGGCGAGCACGTATGGACGGCGCAGGATGTGCGTGACATCGGCGGACAGTCCGCCATGTATGCCATGCGTGACGCGCTGAAACACGGACGCGGATTCACCTTCGACGGGAAAAACTTGGCGCTGTTGCCACACGTGGACTCCCGTGTGGGTGACCTGGCAGGTGCCGCGCCGGGCCTGTTCCCGCAGGGTGCGTTTAAGGACGGCGGTGAAGTCCGTCCGATGTGGGAGCTGCAGCTAGAGAGGGGACACCGCTGGGCGAAGTCTCGGCATGGTCGCCCGTATGTTCTGGGTGGTTCCGCTGATGGTGGCGGTGGTACTGACTGCTCTGGTTTCATGTCGGGTATTGCCGATGTGATGGGCGGCGGTTCTGGTGCTCGTCAGTGGGCGACGATGGCGTTCAACGGTGGCGGTAACTCGCAGTACCCGTCTGGCCCACAGGGGTTCGTTGCCGGGCTTAAGGCCCATACGTTTTCTATTGGTGTGACCAATGGCGGTGCGGCTGGCGGCCATACCGCAGGCACGCTGGGTGCAACGTCCCGGGTTGGTGCGGTAAACGTCGAGTCTGGCGGCTCCCCATCGCTGGTCAAATATGGCACGGGTGCCGTCGGCGCTAACGACGGGTATTTTACGACGCATTATCACCTGCCCATTGGACCGGGAGGCGCTTTCGAGATTGGTAAGGGCAGTGGTGGCCCGTCGCCAGACATGATGCGCGCCTATATTTCCAAAAAGGTTGAAGGTGCCATCGACAAAATCATGGGTCCGATTGCTAATCGACTGCCCTCCGGACCGCCTGTCTGGAAAAACATTCCTCGCGGGGTCTACGACAAGGGCAAAGAATCCATGGCCGATAAGACCGCGGATGTTGTTGCTAACCTTGGGGACCGCTTGTCCACCGTGTTTACCGCTGCACAAGAAGTCGGCGACATCGTACGCGACGGTGCCCGGGGTGTAATGGAACTGGCGGGTCGTGCCATTGGTCTGCACGATAGTGGTGGCTGGCTGCAGGACGGCAATCTTGCGCTAAACATGTCGGGTAAGCCGGAGCCGGTTTTGACTAATGCGCAGTGGTCTTCGGTATCCGAGATGGTCAAGTCCATTGGGGATTTGGTGCCTGCGATTGAGGGGCAGACTAAGGCGATTGCTAAGGCTGTTGACGATACGCAGGCCTGGTTGTCTAAGGCTGGTGATTACAACAGCATTGAGGGCATTAACGCCCGTCAGGGTGTGCGTCGTGTTCTTGATTTGGGCATTGACATTCCGGGGTCTGATGTTATTAAGTCCGTTCTTGATGGTGAGGATGCTCTGTGGGATTCTCGCGCCCGAGCAGCCAAGAACCTTGACACCATCGTCGAGAAAGAAAAAGCATTGGAGGAAGCACGTAAGGCTGTCGCTGATTTAAACGACATGCCCGAAGGCGTTTCCGAAGATGACCAGAAGAAAATCGACGAGGCACAAAAAGCGTTGGACGATGCTAAGGCCGAAAAGGCTAAAGCGGAATCGGACGATGACCGTGCCAAGGCTGCGGACAAGGTCACCGAAGCGGAAAAGAAACTCAAGGATGTTCGTGAGGAGGTGGACAAGAACTCCGAGGAGAACGCCAAGAAACACGCCGAAGAAGTCACTAAGGCTAACGAGGCCGTTTCTAAGGCGGAGCAGGAGCTGGCGGACGCCCGTAAGAAGCAGGCCATGGACCTAGACAACGTTGTGCTGCTGTCCCAGGGCCAGATTAAGGGCATGATTCCGCAAGCCAAGCAGTTGGCTGACCAGTTGATTGGTATGGGTGCTCCGGCTCAGGCGGTCAACGCTGGTCTGGGTCAGGTGACTGGGCAGCTATTACAGTTGGCTGGTTTTGCTGGCCCGGCGGGTATCACCCTGGGCATGGCAATGGACATGCTCAAGGTAGGCATTGGGATTAGCAAGGCGATTGTCGGTGCAATTGAGGACCTTATCTCCAAGATTCGCAAGGCCCGCCTGGACGCACTCAAGGCGTTGGCCGACGGGTGGTCCATTATCGCTGATTACGCGAAGCTGATAGTTGACCTGCAAGGCAAGGTCACTACTTTGCAGCAGGCGTTGATTCGTGGTGCGAATGCGCAGCGTGAAGCCGAGTACAACCTCATGCTGGCGCAGCACGACCGCTACATCGCAGAAGCAGAAGGGGCGCTAAAGGTAGCCGAGGCCCGCCTGGCCCTAGATGCGGAGATTAAGCGCGGAGCCACCATCGCCCAGTTGAAGATGATGGGGCTGCATGAAGACTGGGATTCCTACATGGCTTACCAGGCCCTGGAGGCCCAGGGAGTCCTGGAGGAGTGGTCGGACGCGGCGATATCCGCGCTGTTTACCTACGAGAAGGCGCGGGCTGAGGCACTCAAGGGTGAGATTACCGCCCGCCTTGATCAGGTTAAGGCGGAGGCCGCCCTGGCCGAGGCCCAGCGCCAGAACATGCGTAATCAGCAGGACCTCCTGGCAGCTCAGGAGCGCCTGATTCGCATGTCCGCCCAGGTGGCCGGGGTGGACTTGGTCGATGCCACGGGCACCCAGTCCGCGGCCAAGATCATGGCGGAGATGGCCGAGATTCAGAACGAGATGAAGCGCAACGTCTTCGGACGTTGGGGCGCGGCCCTGGGCGCGCGTGGTTCCTATGCCACCGAGTACCGGGGCCAACAGGCCAAGCTGGACTCGCTGAAGCAGGCGCTGGACGCGGTCACGCGCGAGACTGGCACTCGTGTGGACCAGGGCGACCTGGACCGCACGTTGAAGTTGATGGCCCGGGCGTCCTACCGGGGCGGCGACCCGCTGGACGTGCTGCGTGACCGGATGCCTGAATTGGCTCAGGCGGAGACCGCCCTGCGAGTCAATGAGGCATTGAAACCGGTGTACGACGCCCGTGACCAGCGCGACGACCTGGCGCGTCAGGTCGAGGACTTCGCCGCGGAGATTGACCTGTACGAGAAAACCACCCCGTTGGAGCACACCCTGAAGGGACTGGACTACACGATTAAATCGTTGGAACAGTCCTCGCAAGCGTGGGCCGACGGCAACGAGGAGCTACGCGGCGAGTACTTGGCCGCAGCTAAGGCGAATCGTGACGCGGCTGAAGCCGCTGGTGTGAATTGGAAGCTGGATTCGAAGTACGCGAGTGCGGGTGTTCGGGACCAGATTCGTCGTGAGACAACGATTCACCTTGATGGGGAGAAGATGTACACGGCGGACCAGATTGACCAGTTGTTGGCTGAGGTCACGGCTGGCACTAATGGCTCGTACAGGATTGTCAGGTCTGCTAGTGAGGTTGCTGTGTCTCGTAGGAAGGAGCGGGTCTAATTGCTGAATGTGGTGTTGATTACCGCTCTGGGTGATGAGTGGCGACTGTCTGGTACGGACCGGGATTCGGAGGTGTTGTCGCCGTATGGGTCTTTGGTGGAGCTTCGGGCTAATGCGTCTCGGTCTGATTTGCCGGTCCCTGGTGGTGCTGGTGTGCTGCCGGGGGTTCGGCGTTTCGGCCCGATTTCTACAGAGCTCGAGTTCTATCTGAAGGCTCGTGATGGTGAGGACCTGGAGGATACGTACCGTCGGTTGCGTCAGGGGTGGGCTGCGGCGACGCGGTCTAACCCGTGTGTGATTAGTGTCGAGTCGGATAATCCTTTGTCCCCGCTAACGTTTGAGTTGGTGGTGGATGGGGTTCTTCCCGGTGTGCCGGTGGATATGCGGCGCCGGTCGGCGGAGTCGTTGATGGTGCCGGTGGTGTGTTTTGATGGTGTGGCTAAATCTTCGGTGATGGCCGGAACAGGAGAAGTCACAGTGACGAATCACGGTGATGTTTCTGTATGGCCGAAAATCCGCTATAAGGGCACTGGGGGAGTGGTGACCAACCCTTCTGGGGCGAAGTTCACACTTCCTCGCGCCGCGCAGGAAACCATCATCGACCTTAACCCTCGTGTGCTCCGTCTGGAGGGCGCATTCCCTGAGAGTGTCCCGCCGGGCGGTACTGGGGCGTGGGTGCTGCCTGCGGGCGCGCAGCTCGAGTGGACGCTCGGTGTTGCTGACCCGTGGAGCTAACACCCAAAAAGGGACCTTAAGCATGTGGAGGTGTGGTCCCGCCTCCCCTTTTTTATGACTAACTGAATTTTGTGAGGTGTGGGCTATGGCTGATTGGGCATCGTGGAAAAAGACCGTCGACTACACCGTGCAGACCCAAGGCCGCTGGTACGGAATCGGTGACGCGGACGGCACTCCGCTGTTTACCCTGCCTATGCCGTCGGAGCCGGACACGCCAGACCAGTGGATGGACTCGGCTGACCTGCAGGTGACATTTCCTGCTCGTGAACCTGACGGGAGCGTGAACCGCGCCGCTGAACTCCTTGTGATGGACGCGTTGGACAAGTTCGACCCATCGGGTCGGCTTCCTACCGCCGAGGGGGACTACATGCTTCTGGCCGCATTCCCTGGCCCTGGTGGTCGTGTGGTGCGTCGTGGTGGGGCAATCGTCCATGCTACGGCAAACGATGAGGATAACGACGGCATACCCTCGGAAATCACAATCCACGCCCTAAACTGCATGGACGTATGGCACACCATTCCGGCGGTGTCGTGGCCGGCCGCGTGGTGGAAAGCAGACCCCTACGAGGTGGGGTCGGATGAGTCCGGGCTTGAGTATAAGAAGAGGCGGCTTATGGCCCGGGTGGAGCTTGCAACGAACGCGATGTTCGTGTGGAAGAACGGCCCGGCCGCGTTTGTGATTCGCCGCCTGGCGCAGGAATCCCTGGACGCTGCAATGCGTACTCAGGCAGACCCTGACGGTGTGAAATGGGTCGATGACCCGTACCACGTGGTGGAAGTGCCCGAGGAGGACACATCCGCCGAAATTAGCCTGGAGGCCCGCGACGGTTTCCTTTGGGAGACGGTGTCGAAGCAGGCGGAGAACTCTGGCGTGATTCTAGGGGCTTATATCTGGTGGCCGGGTGATGCGCCGGTTCGGTGCTGGTCGCAAGCCACGTCGAAAATGAGTCCGCGGGAAGTGGATATTACGCCGAGTGAGGGTAAATCTTCTCGCACTCTGGGGTATCGGGAGTTTGAGCACGCGATGATTGTGCTGACGGTAAAGGAGGTGGCTTAGATGGCGGTTCCATATTTTGTTGCTGATTCGGCTCAGGTGACTGTCCTACGCTCGCTCGCGTCTACTGCGTTTGGTAAGTACGGCCTGAAACTTCCAGAGGGCATTGACCTGGAGGACGTGTACGAGGTTAGTGCGGCGGGTAATGAGCTGGCCTACGTGTCTAGCCTTGGTAGTAAACGGCGCGTGGGTGGTATGTTCCGTCGATTCGTTAGGGCGGATGTGAATGTTACCGCCCAGGGTGAGGATATGGTTCCGGCGTCGGATGTGGAGCGGGTTCTGGACGAGGCTGCGAAGCGCGTGGCCGGTGATTTCTTTCTAGAGTCGGATATATCGAAGGCGGGTCTTGGCCCGTGGGTACCGTTCGTGGATTTCCATGTTGGGGATATTGCCAACGTGGAAATCTGGGGGCGTGTGGTGCCGCTGGCGGTGACTCGGATTGAGCCTAAGCGCACGGAGCACTCTGATGATGATTGGTCAGTCCATGTGGGCGGCCAGTTGTTGTCGGATTCCGAGGCGCGGTTGGCGGAGAATGCGGATATTTATAACGCGGTGGTTAGTGACCGGCGCGAGCTGGCTGGTTTGGATGGGAAGATTCGGGCGGAGACCGCGAATCGTAAGTCTGCTATTAGTGCTGAGTCTCAGGCTCGTACTGAGGCTATTGCTTCGGAGTCTCGTCGTTCTGATGCGTATGCGGATTCGGTGGCGTCTGGCGTGGAGTCGCGTTTGTCGGCTGATTTTGCGGCGTCGTATAAGCGGTACTCGCGGGCGCTTACGGAGCTTGGGGACACGTGGCGGCAGGAGCTGCAGGATGGGCTGTCGGCGGAGCAGCAGGCCCGTGTGGAGGCCCTACGCCAGGAACAAAAGGCGCGGGAAAAGGCTGGCACGGATTTGCGTGGCCAGTTGGAAAAGGCGCTTGATGATGCTGTGGCTGGTGAGCGCCGGTCTCGTGATGCGGCGATTGGGTCTGCGATTGAGGGTGAGGCCCGTGCTCGACGGTCTGCTATTTCTTCGGAGGAAGCGGCGCGTAAGGCCGCGCTCGCGGCGGAGGAGCAGGCCCGGTCTTTGGCCGTGTCGAATGAGGCTCGTGCCCGCCAGAAAGCCATTAGCGACCTATCCCGGTCTTTCACCACGGAGCTGCAAACGTATGGGGAGCTGGTCAAGGAAGCGAAGAATTATGTTGACCCTGCTACGCAGCAGGTGGTGAATTTCTGGTCTAAGGAGAACCAGAACAACTTCAACAAGGCTGTTCAGCTCACACTCGCCGCGCAGTCCGCCTACAACGATGTGAACAACATTAAATGGGTGTCGCAGGACGCTTGGAACGAGCAGCAGGAGAAGATCAACGAGGCAAACGACAAGTTCAAAGCACAACAGATTGAAATTGATGCAGCCCAGAACGATGTAGCGGAGGCGAACCGGAAAGCAGCTGCCGCAGCCAAGAAAGCAGCGGACACTGCGAAGAAACTCGCAACAGAAAACGGCATCCTGCTTACCAAGATTGAGCAACTCCAAGGTGAGCTAGATAAGCGTGCAGCAGGCTCAATTACAGCGTTCGCTGACCAAAACAAGTGGTCTGGTATTCACAAAAAGGCTATTGAGATGCCAAAGTCAAGTCGGTGGCTTGTGGTGTACGCGGAGCCAACTTTTAGGGGCACTATCACGGTGATGGTGAATTACAGCAACGGTAATACGCAAACTTATTGGGCTCGTGGTGCGGATATGGATACCGTTTCGACGGATTCAGTGTCTTCGATTTATGCGCAAACTTGCGGCAAGGATGGGGTGCTGAAGAAGAAAGGGTTTGTGATTGCTTTGGGGTCGGTGGGGTCGGCGACGATGATTTTCGACAACGTGGAGTGGAGCTAAAATATGCCAACTGTTAAAGGTAATCTTATGTTTGTGTCGTCGAGGGCGGCGCAAGTTAGTGAGGTGTGGGTGCGTGCCCCTAGGGTGCGAACCCATGTGGAGGGTGTGGTCACCACTGGGAATGATAGGTTCCCCGTGGATGGTGGGGAAGTGAGCTTTACGGCTGTGCCAGGACCAGCCGTATTAGCTCTCATCACCCAGGGTAGGGCGGTGGACACTATCCCCATCCTCGTCGGTGACGCTGCTACGCAGACTTTGCGCCAGGTCGTATCGGCAGCGGAAATGGTTGACGGGCACACCAGGGACGAGATGGAGAAACTAGCCCTCGACGCCGCAGCTCATGTTGCTACCAGCGGGGCTAACGCAAAGCGTGCCGAAAACGCCGCTAATAAGGCCGCTACTGCAGTGGCTGCTGAAAAAGCCCGCACTGTCGGCATGGTGTGGATGGTCGAAACAGAGGGCCAAGCCAAGACCAAGGAAACCAGCTGCCAAAAGGGTGACTTCATTCAAGTTACCCAAACCGGAAATATCTACCAGGTGGTGTAAATGACACTAAAGAAAGTCTTTTCAGGAATCACAAGCGTAGGGTTTTCTGGAAATCTGTTGGACACAACGACAAACTACGCGGTATTTAACGCTCCTGCGAGTTGGCAGGGGCAGAACCGATTATGGATAAAGCTCCCCAAGGGGATTTGGAATGTAACGATTGAATATGAGGGAGACTCAGCCTTTTTTGTTGATGGACTCCTGTCAACCCCGACAAACAAGGTGGACAAATTGGTATATAGCAATAGAGATAAGGCTTTTGCGGTGAGAATTCAGCAACCCTCAAGCAGTGCCGACAACGTGATAGTGGGCATGACCAAGTACCAAGATCCTCTCTCTCTCTCTCT